GACTGGTTATTGATAGGCCGTGAGGAACCGACAAGAAGTCAGGTCTTCGATCCGATTCTTAATAGGGATGCCTTAACTGAAATGATCAGAGAGGTTGTTCGATCGGAGATCGCCCAAAATGTTCAGGATCTAGGTTCCATAGATGAATTTGATGTTGCAACGGCGATACAAAAATACGATAATCCTGGCACAGTATTAACCGAGTGGTATAAACACGACGGCATTGCAGTCCCCGCCCTCACCTCAATGGCATTTTCCGGTTGGGCGAAAATGTCGGTAGAACAAAAAAACAAGGAGATTGTAGCTGCCCGCGGTATCCTCGACCGGCAGCGAAAACGCAGAGCCCATGTATCTCCCAAAGACACTAAGCGTTCTTAGAAAATTCAGCAGAGATCCCCTCACCGGCCCCGATTTTGTGGAGCTCTGTAATCACAATCACATTGAGCTGATCCTGTCGTCGGAAGTCGACCGTGGCTTCTATTACCACATCGACGGCAAGCACACGATCGTGTTGTCGACAAGGCTGAAACCGCGAGAGCGGAGTCTGGTCGGATGGCACGAGTTTGCTCATTTCCTGCAGAACTTTTACAGGCGAGAGACAGTTGCGGCCTTCTCTGGCGTAGAGCCGGACGCCGCCAGCGAGAAGCTCGCGGACGTATTCGCAATGATCGCCACGCGTCCGGACCGGATCAGGATCACGCGGGGACTGGATTTTATAGACATGATCATGAGAGGTGAAAAATGAAGAGAATCCTATGTCTCGTTGTTTTCGTCCTTGCACTCTCGGCAGTGATCTCAGCCCAGCAAGTTGCAGTCATTACTGAGAAAGCAAATCTTCGCGGTACACCTAACAGTAGCGGAAAGGTTGTTACTGAGGTTTCGCAGGGGCAGCTTTTTGACCTGATAAAACAGGTAGGAGGTTGGTTTTTGGTTCAGACGCCCGATTATGTGGGATGGCTTCACGGCAGCACCATCAAGCTAGTCGGAGCCGAGCAGACCATCAATGCGGCCGTCGAGCCGCCAGCTGCGCCCGCTTACACTCCGCCTCCTGCTCCGGCCTACCAGGCCCCGGTTCCAACTCCAGCTCCTATTCGTGACCCGATATACCCGAAACCCGCGACGGTTTACACACCGTCAACTACTGCGACCCGATCGGGCGGATATATTCGCGGTCCTCGGGGTGGTTGTTACTACTACAGCGCCAGCGGCCGGAAGGTGTACGTCGATCGGAGCCTGTGTAATTAGCGAGTTATGAAAGGCATTTTGTTTTTTATAATTTTGGCGGCTTCAGTCGCTTGTTTTGGCCAGGGCGATCGTGACCTGCGAATAATGAACACAGACCTTGCGTCAGAGAAGGTGTGTGGATCTCCCGAATGGGCCGTTAAGGAGAAGATGTCGGCGACGGTCGCCAAGCGAAGCTTTGCAGACGACGAACTGACACTTACGGGCGTCGTTCTGAAAAACGATCAGGATCAGCGGATGTTCATTAACGTTGATACCGAATTTCTAAAGGACACCGTCTTAATGGGTGACCTTGCAGACTACCTGATAGTTGGGAAGAAGATCGACGCGACTCTGATTCGTTGCAGCCACATTTATTATCTCGCTAAGTTAAGTCCGGCTCCGGATGTTAAAAATAGAATTGCAGGACTTACCCTGGCTAGATTCAACGCGCTGAAGAAAGGCATGACCTACGACGAGGTGATCGCAATACTGGGCAAACCAGGTGAACTCACCAGCACGGCGGAAAACGCCGCTCACAAGACGCAGATGTATATCTGGAAAGTTCCGAAAAGCCCGATCGGGGCAAATATGAATGCCCTGTTTACGGACGGGAAATTGGTGAGTAAGGCCCAGGCGGGCTTGAAATGACAAAAAGAACTACGTTTTTGCGACATTGAAACCCGTTTCGGGCATCCAAATTGCATTAGAAAAATTCGCTGTTCTGATTTGACTATGGAGCGTATGATAAATAAGGATATGTCGGACCTCACCAAATTCATGGCAGCCCCTTACGTATGCGGAGGCCTTATGACGAAAGACGAAGTCAATCGTGTACCGGAACGCGAATCCGACGAATCTCGCGAGATCGAGGCGAGGCTTAAGAGAATCCGTGAACGTTATGACGGTGATTTTGGAGCCTTCTTTCGAGATGCTCAGCAGTCTGTTAGAAAGCAATATCAACCTGATGAGGAGTGTGCAATCGACGGTTTAGCCCGCACGTGATTGTTCCCGATCCTAAATATCGCCCAGATTTTGGCCGTTCCATTTATGTCGATGGTACGATCGACGCTTCGATGGTGTCTCGGCTGACTCCTCAAATAATTAAATTACAGCAAGAATCCCGCGAGCCGATTACTGTGGTTATCAACAGTAACGGCGGGTCAGTCGCATCCCTGGTAACCTTAAAACATCTGTTGAAAGCTCCATCTCAGGATCTGGGAGAGGGGTGTCGACTGATCACCGTAGTGCCGACTTTTGCCGCAAGTGCTGCCGCAGATTTGTTGTCAGCTGGCGATTATGCAGTGGCCTATCCAAAGAGTAACGTGCTATATCACGGAACGCGACTCAGCGACAGTGAACTCACCGCCGAGCGCTCATCATATTTAGCACAGTTGCTCCGCCTTACCTTAGAAGGCACTGCAATGGATCTTGCTCGCGACGTGGGCTTTCGCTTTTTCTTCAGATTCATCGCTTCACGGTCCCAGTTTTCGAACATCAGGGCTTCACTTAAAAAGCCGGCACTGAACGATCTTAGCTGTTTTCTCGAATACATTCGCCCAAAACTGTCGAGAACAGCCAGCGAAATCCTCACGATAGCCGAAGGACGTTATAATCGGTATGCTGAGGTTCTCGACTTCGTCAGTAAGAAGCTGAGGCGCATCAAGACGAGTAAAACGGAACTAGAGCTGGACGGTATTCGGCTAAAGGCGATCGTCGATTTTGAAATCAAAGAGAACAGCTCGGCTCCCGGTTGGTCCTTACAGTTTCAAGGAGTGCACAAGGTAACGGAAGATTTTCTCTTATATCACGAATACCGAAATGTTACTTCAAGTCGCCGCTTTAAGGGCTGGTGCTTAGCTTATGGTCGGTTCCTTGTGAGCGACGATGAGGCAAACCAATTGGATTCAATTATCGATCATGATGAGAAGGTAGAAAAATGGACCGAGCGCGTTCGGGATGATATTCAACCTATTTGGTCTTTCTTTGTGGCCCTATGCTTTACCTTGCAGCGGGGGGAAAACGATGCCTTCACGGCTCAGGATGCCTACTGGCTTGGACTGATTGATGAGGTCTTAGGCGAAGAAGAGTGTCCACCCGTCCGCCTAATATATGAAAATAAACCTGATCCGCCTGCAGCGCTTCCGGCCGCGGGAAGTGAGAGTTAAGTGGGTTGCAGTGGGCTGCTTTCTCAATCTCCGACTCGAAAAAGACAAAAAGGCGTCGGGGTTCATTACGACGCCTTTTCTTGCAAAAAATCGAAAAACCGATAATTTGGAGATATCGATGTTTCGAAGGCAATAATACGGATATTTTTGACTGAGTCAAATCACGCCGCGAGCTTTTCCGGCTGCCAGCCGGCCCACTTCCAGAACGAATCTTCATAGACCATCCAGCCGCTAGGACCGGGATCCTCGCCGACGGTCTCAAACTCTCCAGCTTCGCACATACGAATCAGCGTCTGTCGTGACGGACACGGCACGACAATGCGGTATTTTTTGATCAAGCGCTCGACCTCGGAGAGCTTCATACGGGTGCGCGGAGAGAAGCCGAACGGCAGATCCTGTTGTACGTTTCTGGTCGCAATCATTCCATTTACCACAAATCAAATAAAGTCACACGAAGCTTGCCAAGTGATATTTCCTGAGCGGTGAACGTTGCCTATTCTCGAAAACGTCGGCGGACGAAGCTGTTCAGAAAAAGGGCTGACTGTAATTTTCCGTCGCTAATAAGGGTCAGAAGGTGAAAAGCTTGGCAGCCGAAATCTTCTGACCCAGAACCTACATCAAGACCATGAAAAACGTCAAGGGAAATCAGTGAGATGGCGAAGCTAACGCAGGCGGAAGTAAGGGCAAAGGCCGATGAGTACGCGGCCCTGAGCAAAAAGATCGAGAAGTCCGAAGCGGCACGCGACGCGGAGATGCAGCCGTTCGTTGAAAAGCATCAGCGAGCGATCAAGGGAATCGTCGATCATCACGAGCCGCGGATCCAGAAGATGCGTGATCAGCGAGACGCTCTTCAGACTGAGGTTTTAGGGTGGTTGAACGGGGTGGGAAAACCTCTGGTCCTTGAAGGTGAGAACGCGACCGCCGTCGTCGAATCGAAGCCGGGCAGCCGAGTGATCGACGTCCAGAAGTTTTTGAAAAAGGCGAAGGACAAAGGGTCCGCGATGTGGGAATGCCTGAGCGTTGCCGTTGCTAAAGCCGAGAAGCTGCTCGGCGAAAAAACGATCAGTGAGATCTCGAGGAAAGATTCGAAGCTGGTTGCGAGCTTGAAACTGAAATGAGTTTTTCGGAGCGAGACAAACTGAAAGCACTTGCGATCGTGCATGTCTTCGAAACGTCGAAACCCTTCGGGGATTATTCGGCCCTCGCCGTGCTTAATGACGGTGCTGGGATCTCGTACGGCATCAACCAGTTTACGCACAAGTCAGGGAGCCTCGAGCTCGTGCTGAATGAGTTCGTCCTGCTCGGCGGTGAGCTGCCGCAGGTCCTGAAAACTGTCCTACCTGACATCCAGAATCCGAGGTCCTCAAACATACTTCTGCTGTCGAAAAACTCGGCGGTCAAGGCGGCGCTCAAAAAGCTCGGCGGAGATCCGCTGATGCGGCAGGCACAGAACGAAGTTGCGTTTGATCATTTTCTCAGGCCGGCGATCACTGCGTGTGACGGCTCCGCCTTCAAGGATCCGCTCAGCCTGGCGGTGATCTACGACTCGATCAACCACGGCTCGTGGGAAAAGGTCCGCGACCGCGTGTCTGCCGGCGGTGGTGAAAGAGGATGGATCGAGCGTTATGTACGAACTCGAGATGCGTGGCTAAACTCGGTGCCGCGGCTTAGATCTACACGATATCGAACCCAGTTCTTCCTGAATGAGATCCGGCACGGCAACTGGGAGCTTAAGCTGCCGCTTTACGTTCACGGCTGCGAGCTGACAGAGGACATCTTTCCGCCAATGACAAGCCCGGCGGTTGAGCAGTCAATAGTGATCATGCCCGTAACTACCGCAGAAGCCCCAGAGTCGGCCGCTACTTCTTCTCCCGCCAGTCAGGCCCAAACGCCGGGCACGTCGGAATCGGTTCTTGGTGCCATCACAAGGGCCGGACAGTTTGTCGAGGCCGCAGGCAAACCGATCGATGCGGCCGCACAGGTGACGGCCTCGGTCACGCAACGCAAAGACAGCGTCAAGTCGATGTGGACAGCTCTGCTGCATTCCGTTTGGCAGGTGATCTGGGCGGTGCTCGGATTTTTTATCGGCCTGCCAAAAGAGGTTTGGTTCGTCGTTGCAATTATCGTCGCGGCCTTCGGACTGTATTACCTTTACCGGCAAATCACATTGGGTAAGATCCGCGAACAGGCGGCACTTCAAAAATGACAATGCAGGATTCAAAGAACGGCCTTCTGGCCATATTCAGCGGAATACCCGCATATATCGCGGCGGTCGATGCTCAGACGATAACGATAATTTCGGCGATCGTGCTGCCGGTCTTTTTCTTCTGCGTGGGAAAGGCGGTAGATGTCGCCGTGCAGATCTACTTGAGGCGTCGCAGAGCGGACAAAGATCATGACGATCAATGAGGGCATAAAAGATCTGTTCACGGATCTCACGTCAAAGCAAATTATCACGGTGATCGCGATCGCCGTCTTCATCGTTTGCGTCGCGATCTCGGCCGGATCGGCGTTGTCGTTTTTAAGAATTCGCGCACTCGAAAAAGATGTCGCCGCTGCCAAAGAGCGAGCGGACGCCTTTGAAACAAAGGCGGACCAAAAAGAGAAAGAAGCGGCGAAGTACCAGGAGAAGATCACGTATCTCGAATCAAACCTGGTCGAAATCCAAAACCTAGCGAGGAAACAAGACGATGAAATTACCAGGCTTAATTTTACTGTCGCTGGCTCTCGTACTGATGTTGACCGTGCCCGTAGCGTTCGGTCAATCGCCAGCACCGCCGACGAGCTCTGTGATCGCCTCAAAGAAACAGGCCACCCGTGCGACCCCTAGCCCGACACCGGAGATCCAAAAGATCATCGACGCGTGCGCGGCGACGGCAGACGATCTGAAAGCGACAAGGACCTACGCGTCGAATCTCGAATCCGAGAACAAGCTGCTTAGCGAGAGGCTCGAAACGGAGAAGAAAACTACGGCGATCCTGACGGAGCTGAATAAAACCCGGGAGGCAGAGAACGCTGCTTTAAGGGATACGGTCATGGCGAAAAACGAGACCATCGCGGCCAAAGATGCCGTGATCACAGCCCAGGACAAGCTTGTCGCGAAACTACAGAAAAACAAGAGCTCACCCTGGCAGAGAGCCGCCGACGTCCTTCTCGGCGTCGGCTTGTTTGCACTCCTTAGGTAGGCGTCTTATCTAGGATTTCTCTTCGGTGAACGGAAGTTAGCTTTCGGGCTTCTAATGCTATTTTCATAAAATGGCCTGTTACGTCTGATACTTTGAATTCCTGACTGAATTTCATCATTGGAAACGTTCTTCCCATGTTCACTAAAAGAGCGTCGTGTTCATGAATGTTGTCATCGAGGCGGATTTGAATTCGAGAATAGGTAACCATGAGATCGTTTATAAGGCGATTCATTAACTCGAATTCCGGATCCGTAACTTTCCCTTTGTTTCGGTGAACAACTTGGCGAACATCCGCCAATTGCTGGCCAATAGAAAGAAAGGAACTTAAATCAAGCGTGATGGATTCAAGCCATTCTTTTCTAACCGTTAGCCTGGCGTTGGACTTCGCAAGGCTTTCCGCCGATCGAATCTGATTTCTGGCGATTCGGGAAGCAACAATCGGACCGACGACTGTAGCGATAAGTGCGACGAGTGCTGAAATGATCGCGGTGATTGTTTGCCAGCTTAGACCACCGTCATCGCCGACAGAAATAGTGACGCGAGGATCGAACATGTGTGGGGCCTCCTAAGATACTGCAAAAAGTAGAGGAACCCGTTGATTTTGTCAAAGACCTAGACTCTCATGTCACAAACATCGACCAGGACAAACCCCGAGACGATCAAAGACGCTTTCGCTTTGTATTTGAAATACAACGGCGAGCGTTTTGATCTGATCGAGGAAGAGATGCACCGGCTCGGCTGGGAAGGGTTTCGGAAGCAGATCCTGTTTAGCCGCGGAAAGGGTGAGAACTATCGTGACGGATGGATCGATCGCTTTGGCTGGAAGAATGCTCTCAAGGTCCATCTCGCCCAGGCCGCGACGATCGCGGCGACGTCGGCCGAATCTCTCCTGGCTGAAAACGAGTCGATCAGAAAGGCCGCGTACATGGAGATCCAGGAGCAAGGCGTGCGAGCGAACAAGGATCTCGTCTACCAGCACAATCTCTATACCCAGAACTGCATCAAGATCCTCGACAAGCTCGCCGAGGCCCGCGACAACTACGCGAACTTCACATTTTTCCTAAATCACCTGCTTCGAGCCGCGACGCAGATCTCGCCGGCGTTAGCGAAAGAGCTGTGCGATGCCGAGGAGCCGTTGATCGAATGGGCGGAAAAGGAATTCGTGACCGAGGATGAAAAGCCTGAAGAGTAAGCCATGCGGACCGTAAACATTAAGTTGAAGGAGCAGGAGGCAGGTATACGCAAGGTGCGTTTCCTGCCCGATGTGACGCCCGGCGACGATGATCTGATCCTTAACGAGTATTACTCGGTCATGACCGATGCCAACGGTCTCGCCAGCATCGATCTGCCGACAAAAGCGACGGGAACTGTTCGGTACAAGTGCGAGATCCCTAATCAGATCGGCGGAGACAACGCAGGTTCTTTTTATTTGGCAGCCGGCGGGGCGGTCGATCTCGAGGACCTGCTTGCGACCGGCGTTCCGGCAACAGAGACCGTGAAGGCTGCGATCGATGACGCGATCGCGAATGCTGCCAGCGGCGGAGCGGTGTTTCAAGGCCTATACCCAAATGCGACGTTCCCTGCGGCATCCACGCTCAACTCAGCGAATGGGCACAACGATCTCTACACCGTTCCGGCCGGCAGAAAAGCTCTGGTCATTGATTACATAAAGACCAACTCGACGGGTGGAGCGATCAATAGCTTCCCAGAGATAAAGATCGGCTCGACCTATTATCAGCTGGGGAACAGCCTCAGCGAAGTGTCGGGAGGTATCGGTCACAATTACGGAATGACTTCCGGTAACTTTTCCCAGTCCATCGTCCTGAACGCAGGCGAGAAGTTTTCGGTAAATTGCGACGCGCCAGGCCTGAGTGTCTGGGTGAATATCATCGAGTTTGACGCGGCCAGCCCATTGGGCAGGGCTGACATTCAAACATGGGTCAATGGTGCGAATACGCTGTTTACGGTACCTGTAGGAAAGACTGTGTCTTTTGGAGCGACTACGCTTCAAGCTAATTCCAATAATCCCGGCACGATCATAACCTCTTACGTTTACCGTAATACCAGCGGTTCCAGCCGCACCATCAGCACTGTCAATATCGTCCCATCAGGTGGGAGCCCGGCTGCGAATAATCAATTCGTCGGAAGCAATGTGATCTTTAACGGCCAGGGATTCAACAAATATTTCCACGGGAACATGAGACCCGGAGATTTTATCAACGTTAACAGCGACTCAAACGCCGCCGGACAGTACGCGTGGATCAACTACGTACTGAGGTGATATGGCTCAGGCAACAAAATACGATCATCGCAAAAAGATCAAGTCCGACATGGACCGGGCACGCCGGCAGCTCGGGCTTAATCAGCTTGTGTTTCCCGATTGGCTGCCGAGAGTAACGCCGCAGTGGCAATGGGACTGGCCGCACCAGATCTATCTCTACAACGCTCTGCAGCGGGTGACTGACGGGCTTTGCAAACGGCTGATGATCTTCCTGCCGCCGCGGCATTCGAAATCGGAAACGGTCACCGTTCGTTATGCTGCCTGGCGGCTTGAAAACGATCCGAAAGCCAACATCATCCTCGGGTGCTATAACCAGAAACTCGCGAACCGCTTTTCACGAAAGACCTACCGCATCGCAAAAAACCGCGTCGCGATGGCCAAGGACCGGAAGGCGGTCGAGGAATGGGAAACCGCGATCGGCGGAGGGCTGCGTGCCGTCGGCGTTGGCGGTGGTATCACCGGGTTCGGCGGAGATCTGATCCTGATCGACGACCCCGTCAAGAACCGCGAGGAGGCCGAATCGGAAGTTTATCGCGATAAATGCTGGGACTGGTTCAATGACGATCTTTACACGCGTCTCGAACCGAACGGAGCGATGGTCCTAACGATGACTCGGTGGCACGATGACGATCTTGCCGGGCGGCTGCTGAAGGAGGTCGAAGACGGAGGCGAGAAATGGGAGGTTGTAAAGCTGCCGGCGATCGCCGAGCCGGACGATCCGTTAAACCGTCGTGAGGGCGAGGCTCTGTGCCCGGCACGTTACGACATTGACGCACTGGAAGCCCGAAAGAAAAAGCTCGGGCCGTATTCGTTCGCAGCTCTCTATCAGCAGCGTCCGGTCCCGATCGAGGGATCGCTATTCAAACGCGAGTGGTTTGAAAAGAACTTCGTTGAGCGAGCTCCTGACGGACTGCGTTGGTGCCGCGGATACGATCTGGCGGTCTCGCAAAAGACCTCAGCCGATTACACAGCGAGCTTTCGATGTGCGTTCGACAAGGAAGGAAATCTCTTCATCGCCGATGGCTTTCGTAAACGGATCGAGTATCCCGAGCAAAAGCGTTATGTCGTCGGCCGGATGACCAACGAACAGAAAACCGAGCACGGCGTTGAAAAGGCTCTACATGGCGAGGCTCTTGTTCAGGACCTTCGTCGTGTGCAATCGATCCGTGGCGTGCCGCTGAAGGCGATCAAGGTCGATGTCGATAAATTTACGCGGGCCCTGGGCTGGGCGAACCTCGCCGAGGAACGAAAGGTTTACCTGGTCCGCGGCGGATGGAACGCCGATTTTATCGACGAGGTATGCAGGTTCACGGGAAAGGGCGACGCTCATGATGACCAGGTCGATGCGGTCAGTGTGGCGGTCGGAATGTTGTCGAAGAGACGAGCGAAGCTGCACGCATTCTGATGCTCGCCCTGTGTTGATCAAAAACATCGGCACGCCCAACGAGCCGCGTAGGTGATTTGGAACAATTTGGAACACCGTTCTGCGACGGGGCGGCACTATTTAATTCGAAACCATGAGCGATCTAACAAAGGCGGTCAAGGCACTCAAAGACAATTCCTGGTGCTATCAAAAACCGGAAGACTATTACGACGGGAAGCACAAGCTGTCGTTTGCCACGGAAAAATTCAAGAATGCGTTCGGAGAGCTCTTTCGGGCGTTCGCGTTGAACGTGTGTCCCGCCGTGGTCGACGCGGTAGCAGATAAGCTGGTCGTTGAAAACTTTGGAGTGGACGAGGGTGACGCGAAGTCTGCCGAAGATGCCTGGTCGATCTGGCAGGCGAACCGGATGGGGCAGAGATCAGGCCAGGTACATAAGGAAGTATTGCGTGCCGGAGATGCCTATGTGATCGTCTGGCCTGACGTCACTTCGGGCAAAGCGACGATCTATCCGAACAGGGCTGCGACCTGCACGGTCTTTTACGATGAGGAGACGCCTGGCAAGATCCTCTGGGCCGCGAAATACTGGACGCATCTCGACGGCCGTGTGCGGCTGAATCTTTATTACGCAAATCAGATCGAAAAATACATTGCGAAGAAGGCGGCACTTGACGACCTCTACACTCAGAAAAAAGAGCAGACGATCGAGAACCGGAACCGATACTCCGTGTTGCCCGAGGCTAAGGAGTTTCTTCCATACACCGAGGACGGACCGGAAACGATCAAGAACCCGTACGGCGTCGTGCCGGTCTTTCATTTTGCAAACAATGCCGACGTGGGGTCCTTTGGCATGTCAGAGCTAAAGCACGTCGTGCCGGTGCAGGACGCTTTGAATAAATCGGTCCTCGACATGCTGGTCGCGATGGAGTTTGCGTCGTACCGGCAGCGATGGGCTTCGGGTATCGAGATCGAGATCGATGAGACCACTGGCAAGCCAATCCCGCCGTTTACCGCCGGGGTCGAACGGCTATGGGTAACCGAGAGCCCGGAAGCGAAATTCGGAGATTTTGAGGCGACGGACCTGGAGCAATTCCTAAAGGTGAAGGACGGCATGCGTATAGACATCGCGACGGTGTCGGGCACGCCGCTGCATTATTTTCTGCTGACCGGGGCCGCCTTTCCGCAATCCGGTATATCGATCGAAAAACTAGAGTCGCGTTTTCTCAACAAAGTAAGGGACCGGATGGAAGCATTTGGCAATGTATGGGAGGACGTAATGCGATTCGCACTGCGCATCGAGAACAAGGGCAAAGACGCCCAGCTCCACACGAACTGGGCGAACCCGGCACCGCTTTCCCAAGGCGAGCAGCTCGACAATCTGCTCAAGAAAGAGCAGATGGGAGTTTCGGAAGAGCAGCTTTGGAAAGAAGCCGGATATGGCGAGAAGGACATCAAGACGATGCAGGAGGCAAATGCTGCGAAAGCCGAGGAAGAGGCGAAAAGGTTCAACGCCGGTGACCTGGGAAACAACCTTCCGTAATGAATGTCAGTTCTCGACAACACCCTCAAGAAGCACCGCAAGCGGATTATCGATCGCGAAGAGCACGCTTTCCGCGAGATGCTGCAGGCATATAAAAACGTCGAGCGTGAACTCAAGCGATCGATCGCCGAGCTGCAGAAGAAAGTCAGTGATGCAAAGGCAGCCGGCCAAGAGATCTCACCCGCGTGGCTTCAGCAACAGGATCGTCTCAAAACTCTTGTAACCCAAGTCAAAAATCAAATAACCCGCTTCGGCGGCACTGCCTCGCGAATTACCGCCCGTGAGCAGCGGGCCGCGATCGGCATTGCGATCGACCAGACGAAGGATATGATCTCGGCGATCGCTGGAGATCCTTTCGCCGCAGGTTCGCTGCTCAACCCGACCGCGGTCGAAAATGCCGTGGGTATGATGGGCGACGGCTCGCCGATCCTCGATTATTACGAAAAGAATCTTGCTCCTAAAGTCGCCCAGATGATCCGCCAGGAAGTGATCAAGGCCGCCGCTCTCGGCACCGATTTCAGAATGATCTCCAACCGCCTGCTGCAAACGGGACAGATCACCCGAACGCGAGCTCTCGCGACTGCCCGCACTGAAGTCAATCGTGTTCGCCGCGAGACGACGCGGCAAATATACCAGGCGAACTCGGATGTGATCACCGGTTGGGAATGGGTCGCGAGCAAATCGGCAAGGACCTGCCCGGCGTGTCTGGCTCTCGACGGCCGGGTTTTTGATCTCGACGAAGTTTTCCCTCAGCACGTAAATTGCCGCTGCACGATGATCCCGGTGATCGACGGGATCCAGCGGCCACTCGGATCCGACTGGTTCGATCAACAGAGCGACGAGATCAAAGAAAAGATTCTCGGGAAGGAGGGCTTTGCTGTCGTGAAGGATGGTCAGGCTAGGCTGAGTGATTTTGTCGGCTGGAGAAATGATAAACGCTTTGGTAAGTCGGTGTACACAAAGCCGATATCGCGGGTTCTGACAGGGAAATAAAAAACCTCCACCGAAGTGGAGGTTCAGTCTTCAACTAACGTCAGTTATTGAGTGACTAAGAAAACGTCCCAGGCCCAACCTTTTCGTATGCCCGAGGCATTTCTAACACGGGCTCGATACCGAAATCGGTTGCCGAATTCGTCAGTCCGTCCAGACAGGCGATAGTCTAGGTCGATCTTTTGCAGCCCGAGGCTTGGCAACGAGTGCAGCTCCCAAGGCTCGGAAATGCCGTTGTGGTTTGTATCTTGCCATAACTGCAAGCTTGCAAAGATCGAATCCCTTAGGGTGATGACTCCGTCGGCGTTTCCGCCAGCTTCGACCTTATCGTACTCGGCAAGTGCCAGGAAACCATTGGGATTAGGAATGTCGGGCTGCGGAGTTATGTTTCCAAACAACTCCTCGCCGGTGTCTATCGTTCCGTTGCCGTTCCGATCCAGGACCAAAAAGGCATTTGTTGAACCAGTGGCGGTCCATGCAATCCGCAGGGGAGATCCTACGGCAAGAATATCGAAATCCACGCCATTCGCGGCATTGGTAAGACTGAAACCACTGTCATCAACATCGACAATAATCGGGGAAGGATTGTAACCGTCCGGGCAACTACAGCTCGTTGGCTCGTAACCACTCGGGTCTGCGCAGTTGCTCTGGAATGTAAAACTCCTTTCGCAGACACCGTAGTGATTAACAAAAGGACTTGAGCAGGTGCCATTTG